AAATTTTGAAAAAGTTACCCTTAATCCTGCTGCAAGATTAATTGAGATAAAAGATTATTCCAATATCCCACCTGCATGTCGAATAATTGAGACCTATATCAATCCTGCTAACGGATATTTAGTAGTGAAATTTGACAATAACTTTATTCTTAACATGAGGTTGCATACAGCAAGCTCAAAGTTCAAGCTCTCAAGTTCACTAAGTTTAAAGTTTGATTCTACTGTTGATATGAACAACGCTCCTGTACCATATAAAACAATTAGCTTTTAAACAATGAAGGAGAGCATAAGGGGAAACCTCTATGCTCTCAAGCTACTTTAACTTGCTTTTTGGATAGAGTTTTTTTCAGAACTAGCTAAAGCACTAAAAATACTTTCAGCCAAAATCTTAGCAAAAGTTACATTTACAGCGTTTCCAATCATCTTGTACCCATGATTTACATCATTATATTTGAATATAAAATCGTCAGGGAAGCTTTGGATTCTTGCACATTCTCGAACACTTAATCTGCGGTATTCTGAGTTCGGAGCGAACATAAATTTATCAGTTTCAATTTTTATCATTTTAGGGGAGCTTGGATGAATAGGAGCATGTCTACCGCCTGCTTGAATGGTGAAGGACGGTTCATCCCAACTTCTAACTCTATTTCTTGACATATACATAGATGAAAAGCCACCTGTCATATACTCATGATTGGCTATTTTAGCTTCAGGGTTGGGTTTGGACTTATTTAACGCAGGCACAGCAGAATCTTCTAAATCTTTGATAATGTCTTTTAATGCTTGAGTTTCATCATGTGGTTGTGGGAATGAGTAATCAATATTTAAATCACTTCTAAAGCCAATAAAAATAACTCGCTTGCGATCTTGAGCAACACCATAATCAGTAGCATTTAAAAGTTTGAAATGTAAATCATACCCTGCTTCTTGAAATGTATTTTTAATATTTTCTAAAGCTTCACTATGTCTTTCTGCTAACATTCCACTTACATTTTCAGCTAAGAAAAATGAAGGTTTTTTGGCTTGTAAGATTCTAATAAAATCAAAGAACAATTGTCCTCTTTTATCATTAATGCCTCTTCTTGCACCGCCTTCACTCCAACTTTGGCAAGGTGGTCCACCGATGATACCGTCACATTCAGGAACTTCATTTTCATCAATTAAGGTAATACTACGCTTGTCCAGAGGTGTTTCTGGATGGTTATGTTCGTATGTTGCCCAAATATCTTTGTCAAATTCATTGGCAAAAATAATATCAAACCCCGCACTTTTAAAGCCTAGGTCCAAACCACCTGCACCAGAGAAAAGAGAAACTATTTTGAGAGACATCTTACAAAACCACAATGATTAAAACTGAATATCATTCTGACATTATTTAATTTAAAAGGCCAGTGTTTTTTTATGAAATGCGTCTTTTTATGTCGTATTAATTATATATTTTTCTATTTTAATTGATATTTAGTTGCTATATAATTAACTTATAGTTGAATTAGGCTTTGAATGGTGTAGTTAGTGTCTATCCAAGCTAGATTAAATAAGTCCACAGTTCAGATTTTGAAGCTCGCACATAGAGTTGTATTTGTACGAAAACATGATGAGTTGAACAGCCATTTAGTTGTAGCTCTTATCTACCTTGATAAAGACTCCTTTCCAGTGATTGCTCAGACAGGATCTGAATGGGGAAATTTCTGGGATTGTCACGATATAGATAAAGCGATTCGTTCAATCAAAAGACACAATAAAGATTGCCTGATAATTGATAGACGTGACTTTATTTTTACAGAAACAGATGAATTAAAAGAGTTTAGTGGTATCAACTAAACTAGGTATGAGGGACTGGAAATGCGTAAAGACCTATTATTAGAATTAGCAGATTTTTTAGAAAAATTAGATCCTAGCCGTTTTGATATTCGTTCTTGGAGAAGACCGACTAAAAATACAGTTGGCTTCGTCAGTGATGAACAGCTTTTGACAGACAGCAATACTGTTGCTTGTCCTATTGGTTGGGCAGCAACTTTGCCAAGTTGGAAAGAAGCAGGCTTTTATATAGGTAAGTTGGATATTACGAAAGATGATCTGAGCCACCCTTTAAGTACTCCATATACAATGGCTATCATTAAGTGGAACGGAAACCCTGATATTGATTCTTATGACGCTATTCAAGAAGGGCTAGATCTACCTAGCGGTATGGCTGAAGTTCTCTTTGAGCAAGATAATTATGCAGATGAAGGCTATACGCCATCTTTTGTAGTCGCTGAACGTATTCGTGAGTTTTGTAATGCTTCTGAAGATGAATTGATGGATTTAATTCTGTCTTATGACGAACACTAAAAAAACCCCTAACCTGTTAAGGCTAAGGGCTGTTTTGTCACTTAGGGTACAAGCTTAGCTTGCGCCCTTGGTAGGGTACTTGGACCATGTTAATTCAAAATGTGGTCCATCTTTAAACTTCTTCCAATCTCCACCCCAATCAATTGAGACATTGAGTTCTGAAGCTGCTTTTTTCATAGCATCTGCAATTTGATAGTAGTATTTCCATTCCCATGAGACTGTATTGTCTACCCATGCTGCTAGATCTACTGCATGACCTGTTAGATGTCTGCTGTTGGATGTTGTTGTCTTTTTTTCTTTTAAGAGTTGAGCTTGCCTTTCTTTAGATCGAAGTCCTTCTGTGACTGTAAAATCGCATTCAGTTAATTCAATTGCTCTCTTGACCACTTTAACTAGGTCAGGATGGACACCTTCTAAATTAGACAAGCTCCTTTTACCGAGCTTGAATGACATTTCTTATTCTTCTTTATTTTCTAGTTTTATATTTTTGATGTTTTTATTGATTTGATACTTAAAGTATTTACAAACCGCTTCTGTTCCTAATGTGCCAAACAATGCAGCAAGTCCTACAACTGCTAGTGTTGGAGCATTCATCCATAACAAAACTGTACCAGCCATAAGAGACGTAAAGCCATTTAATACAGCTTTAGCCCCTATGACATACCATGAGTCTTGATCTTGAGTTGCTACAGACTTTGCTAGATAAATTGCAAAGCCGATAGCGAACAGAAACAGCGTGAGATATAGATCACCTGTTTTCATTTTAATTTTTAATATTTGGTTCTTCTGGGTTATGTGGTCGGGTTGGGTTCACTGGCATATTGGCTATTGGTACGCCTGTTACTTCCCCTTCTTTTGTTTGACTTAGATAAAGCTTGTCTTTTAGCCAAAATTTCTTCAAAAAGTCTTGTGGTGTTACAACTAAACCATCACGCATTACTTGGTTATAAGCCCAAATATACTGCTTGGCTACGTTGTATTCTTTGCCTAGATACGCATTCCCCATGATTGCTTGCCAAACTTTTGCACCATCTGCTTCAAGTTCGTACTCAGGATTGATAAGTTTGCCTAAGAAGTTATCAGGTACAAATCCAGCCAAGTAATGTACTAAATGTGGTGGGTATTCAAGTTCATCTATGGCTGAGGTAAATCCTCTTAGTGCCTTATTAAACTCACCAACGATAAGCCAATCATAGGTTTCAGTTTGGATAAAATCTAAGTTTGGGTATTTATAGTGATCTACAGGATAGTTAATCTTAGCTGCTATACCACTACCTTCCCCTAAAATACTAGGTAAGAAAAACAGAGTTGAGACTTG